AAAAGTTTTTTGTAAAGGAGGGTGCATTTGATTTTAAAGTTCTGGAATAAGGTAAAGATAATTTATCAAACACTTGTGCAATCGATCTTGCCGCCCATATCTGGGTTTCTACTCCTGTTTCTTTTTTTACTTGCAGCAATAACTCTTCTTCTTGTGAAACTAGTTTTTGTTTCAACGTATGAGCTTTTTCAACGTCAACCCGAACGCCCTTAAATCTCATATCAACTAAACACGGAAATAAATTTGTCTCCAGGTCAAATACGTTTTGTAAATTTTGTTTTTGTATTTCTCTTGATAAGACTCTAAATAATTCTAAGGTAAGTTCTGCATCTTTTTCTGCGTACGATCCAACATACATTGCCGGAAGTTTATACATTTCAGATTTTGCATCAACACCTGCAGCTTCTGCTGCTTCTTTTAATGATTGTTCGCTCTTAACTTCTCCAAGATAATCATACGACGCACTATTTAAAGAATACCATCTTCTATTCTCATCAATTAAAGATAACATCACCATGGTATCAATAATAAAACCATTTATCTTTATTCCATAAGACTTCAACCAACAGACATCATACATGGCGTTGTGAAAAATTTTTGTGTTATCATCTGCACAAACTTTAGTAATCCATTCTAAAACTTTTCTTTTGTCCATGTTTCCTTCACGATGACCTATCGGATAATATCCAGACCATCCTTCAACAGCCACAGCAATACCTATAATTTCTCCCTGGCCAATAACAGAACCAGAACCTCGTGTTTTTAAATTTGGATCTTTGGTTTCTAAATCGATTGCAACATATTGATAACCAGACAAGTCTGGAAAACTTTCAGGACAAATCCATTCAGTCTGTGCTTGAAACAACTACTTATCCCATTCCTTTCGCAATCTATCTATTTCTAATTCACAGTAGTGAATTATTTTATTTAAGTCTTCTATTTGATTTTTCTTTAAATATCTGACTACATACTTAATTACATTACCTTGAAAAAAATTCAACCCATTGGACATAATAAAGGTGTAAGGTTGTATTTTTATTTTGTAATGTGATCCTCCTATTTGTTTTTCATCTGCATTTTCTTTTTTTGTAAAAAAAGATTTGTTTGTCATATGTCGTCTCCTATATTGTATTGATATTCTGAATCTTGATTCATAATATACAATTTATTTTTTGCTCGGGTCACACCAACAAAGAACAAACGATGTTCGGTGTCTTTATTTACTTGAGCAGCTTCGTAAATAATATTTTCTAAATCTGTAAATAAAATAACGTTGTCACATTCCTCACCTTTTACAGAGTGTATAGTTGAAACTTTTATACGTGCAGGTTTATTTAGATCCTCGCCGCTTGCCACCAGACTCTCGATATATCGACGTTGAGCATCAGACATATTTAACACCGTCCAGTCTCCTGAAGCCATCAAACCATATTCATGTTGTAATTGATTTAAGTCAACCGAATCAATTTGATTATACGCTTTACCTTTGAAACCATGTTTGATATCTTTTTTAGTCAAAAAACTATACAAAACTTCAACTTCTTCACCACTAATACTTGCTCCTTTATTTAAACGATCCCAAATATTAATTGCTTCCAACAAATCATTAGGCAACAATTCGTTAAATTTACAATCAAATCTAAAACCAGTATCGTGCAGATGTTCAACAATAGGTTTCATTTGATCATTGGTTCTTGTTAGAATCATCCAGTTGCCAGTATTAAAGTCAATGTCTTGAAGATCTAAATGATCAATCACTTCACCTTCATCATCTCTAGGTTGCCATTGCTTTTCTAGACGTTCTTCGATATGTTCTAAGATTGACAGTGCAACTTTATGCACTGCTTTTGGAACTCTCACAGACTGGGTCTGTGCATCAATGACACCGCGTAGGTTTATAAATTCAGAAGGAGACGCACCTTGAAATGCGTAGATGGCCTGATCGTCATCCCCTGCAATGTAAGATCTTTTACACTGGGCCTCAATGTAATAGAACATTTTCCATTGCAAAGGATTCAGATCTTGGGCTTCATCGAGAAAAACCACATCGAGGGACGGTGATAAGTCTTTCTCAACAAACTTGGTCAACATGTCAGAGAACTCGTACATGTCGTAAAACTCTTTGTAATCTTTTAAATCTTGTTCGATTTGTAAAAGTAAATTGTCATCAATATGAATATCTAATTCTAATTCTGCTGCTGAATCTAAAACATTGATTTGTTTTGCTCTCGCATATTCAATAATTTTCATGTATTGATTTTTATAAACTCTGTATCCAGACTCAGATTGATAATTGTCAAAAGACATATCTTTACACACCACAGAAAAATTTTTAAAACCATTCCAATTTTTTCCATTTAAAAGTTGAGCGGATGTATCTAAATTCAAAGCTCTTGTTCCCATAGCATGCATAGTTGAAATATAATCAAATTCAAAACCTGGAAACCTTTGAGTAATTCTTGATCGAGCTTCTTTTGTTGCTGCCTTACTAAAAGTGATGTAGGCTATTTTTTTAGGATCCGTTTTAAGATTAAATAATTCGTGGTGTAAATATTTATTAACTAAGGTATGTGTTTTGCCGGTGCCTGGAGGTCCTGGTATAATTGTTCTCATAACTCAAAGTTAGCTTTCTTTTTTTTATTTTTTCTTACAATTGTTTTTTTAAGTTCGAGTCCTTTGACCTGCCAAACTTTTACACTTTCTTCACCAATCTTTTTAACAACAGACTCTGCTTGAAAGAGTGTTTGTATTAAACGTAAAGTTTTATGTTGGTTGTACATTTTATCTTGCCATTGTTTAGTAGCCATCAAAAATCTCCAGAAGTCTTTAAACTTAAACCAACTGTGACCATTCTCTGTGAATGCTTTTCTTTTTAATACATCTTCTAATTCTTTTCCATTTTTACTTACAAAGTCTGTAAGTGCAGTTTGTAAAATCACATCAATACGCATATCATCTGGTGCAGGTATCGGATCGTCCATCTCTGCCAATAATTTATTTACTCGTTTCTTCCACATCATTTTATTCGTTGATAATAATGTTTTACGAATATGTATCATGGCATGTTTAGAAAACTTGTCCGGATCGTGCAGTGTATCTGGATCACATTCCATGGTCTCACCGTCTGCCGTCACAAAATAAATTGGAGGATCCGAATCTAACATTCTGATTCCGGTAATATCTATGTCAGGTGATCCTGACTTACCAAACTTTCTAGTAAAACAAAGTTTGTCATTACAAAAATCACATATTGGTGAGTCTTTACATTTATAATCATAATCTTTTTTATTTAGTGATTGAATTGTTTTTGTAACTTCATCTCTTTTTAATTGTGGGTTAATAAATTTTTCCGTGTTGTAACCATCTATTTTATTTTCCCAACCCGTTGGGTCTACCTTTTTTAAATATACACCGATGTTATATAAATAATTATTACGACCGCCTTCAGATACTGCACCTTGTTTTGCTAGTGTTTGTAAACATGGTGGTCCATCTGGAAAGTCTGAAGTTTCTTTTGTATTTTGTGTGAGTTGTAAACTTTGTAATCCTGCTTTTGATATTACATGCTGTTCGTAATATTTAAAAAATTTATCCATGGACAATGCTTGTCCATCATCATCAAATGCAAATCTAATGGATTTATCTCCACCATGATATGGCATGTTTAAAAAACTACCGACATCACCTCGTTCTGCTTTGATGGTATTTTGTTTTGGAAAAACTTCTGCTTTAGAATGACCAATGACTGATGCCATTTGTATTAATCGATTTCGCATTAAGATGGCAGGAACAAATTCTTTTGTAAAACAAAACACATGTGCTCCACCTGACTTTGATCGAAAAACAATCAAAGGTAATTTTTGTTCTCTTATTTTTTTAATTAAAGCTAGATGATCAAAAGGATAAGTATCAATATCAATACAACCCCATTTACATTCATTATCTTCGTTAATTGGAACAATCCCCAATGCAGGTTCGCTCCCTTTAATGTGTTCTTCCCAAAGCTGATTTGTAACTGGTTTCTTAATTGTAAAAGACTTGACTTCAGCTTTTCCGTCGGATCGAATTTCGTTGGTAATTTTGGTTTGACCATACGCACTTTCTAATCCTTTAAAAATATCTTTCAACATGTATCCCTCTATGTCGGGCGCTAGTTTCCTAGCGCCCAATTGTGGCTATTTATTGTTAGCCTCTAAAGTATTATGAAAATCTTTAGCTCTTGTGTAAAGATCTGCATTTTTTACAGCACCTGCTGTTACAACATTGTAACCGTACCACTGATTACCCTTACCACTGTTTAATACAGATGTAAGTTTGTATGCAAAAGCAAATGATGCAGGAGTGAATGTCCCTTGATCATCAGACATTGTCTGTGACATTTGTAGTGACAACCACTTCTTTGCAACTTTACCCTGAGACGCACTCATAGAAATTAATGCACTCTCAGCATGACCATCATCCCCGACGATCAACACAAAGTTTTGATGTACATTTAAAATGTAATTACCGTTTGGTAATCTATCTCTAGCACCATCCTTTGTTGTTTTTGACAGAATGTCAGAGTCTGCAGGATAAATGTTTTCTGGTCTACCTGAACCAGTTCCAAATTCTGCCCACTCTTGGTATTCTGTTTTGTGATAACAAGGAATTACGTTTATTCCTTTATCACCGTCATACAGTTTCTTTGTTACTGTATTTAAAAACATACCTGGTTCTGCACCTTCTACGTAATTTTGATTACGCTTCTGTGCCTCGCCAGATCCGTTTTGTAAAAGTTTTAAGATGGGTAATGCAAGAGATTCTTGTCTTACGTTCTCAAAACCTTTGTTGGCATCGTCTCTAAATAAAATTGAAGACGGAGTTTGTGCCTGTTTTTGAGTTGCTACTTCACTCATAGTTTAGCTCCTTTTTATATTTGTACGGTTACCCACGTAAGTTTTAAAGCAGTCAGAAGGCATCTCGAGTCCAGTCTCGTGACACTCCCTGACTACACCTTTAAGGGTCTGAGGGTGTACTCCCACTTTCTGGATTGGTTCATAACCCTGTCCCTTAGCAAGGGTTGCGTAATCGCTCGCCTTGTTATCTTCGCCACGACCAAAGGTAACGGTGATTTCATTTTTAATGATATCACCTCGACCGTTTTCACGAAGCCAGTTAAAAGCTGCTGCCTCATCTGTAATAGAAGCAGAATAAAAGTTTGACACTTCAACAGTCTCACCATCTTTCAACTTTAATTTCTTAATATTCATTTGTTCCATCATAGACGGAATCTCAAATTGTGAAATCACATTTGCTTTTTCTTTAAGCTTCTTGACGCTTGCTTCAGCGTTTGCGATTTCATCTTCTAAATCTTTTAACTCTTGAACCTTAGATGCAAGATCCTGTGGGTCCGTTACCGCCTTGATCGCATCTTGTTTATCATCTCTAAAATTTATTGTCATAATTGTCTCTCTTTCTGTATCGTAATATAATCCCTCAAAAACCTATTGTCAAGTCTCGTCAGAAATTTTTTGATATAAATCAATCTCAATTGGATAATATCTTCTTTCTTGTTTGTCCCATTTTAATAAATTATATTTACCATTTGTTATATCAGAAACTATAGAACATGCCACTCCAATTATGGCAGGATCTCCAGTAAGTAATAAATAATCTTCTGATGTGTAATCTTTTAATAATTTTCTTAGTTTAAATACTAACGGTCCTGCACTTAAAATAATTTGTGCATTCTCAGGTAGTAAAACTTTAAGTTCCCCAAACTCTCTTGCACCAATGATGTTTATTTTGGGACGACCTTCTCTGGTGCCAGGAATGTCCTGGATAACATAGACTTTATTTTTCATATTTCTATTTGACATATGTATCTAAATAAATATATTTGTCCATAGAAAGATATGCACTACAAGTTTAAAACAAAGCCGTTTGAGCATCAGCTCAAAGCATTAGAAATGTCTTGGGACAGAAAAGTTTTTGCGTACTTTATGGAAATGGGTACGGGTAAATCTAAGGTCCTAATTGACAATATATCTATGCTTTATGATAAAGGTAAAATAAATGGGGCCTTAATTATTGCTCCTAAAGGGGTATATAAAAACTGGTATACTCAAGAGATACCTAATCATATGGCAGACCACATAGAAAAAACAGTTGTTTTGTGGGAGTCTAGCAAAAACAAAGAAACAGAATATAAAAAATTATTTGAGTCCTCTGACAATTTACAAATCTTAATTATGAACGTGGAGGCTTTGTCCACTAAAAAAGGTAAAACATTTGCTTGGAAGTTTTTAAACTGCCACACTTCTATGATGGCGGTTGATGAAGCAACCACGATTAAAAACCCTGGAGCTCAAAGAACTAAAAATATTATCGAGTTAGGTCAAAATGTAAAATATAAAAGAATTCTTACGGGCTCTCCTGTTACCAAATCTCCTTTAGATTTATTTACTCAATGTTATTTTTTAGATCCTTGGCTGCTCGATCAACAATCTTACTACGCA